AACTGGCTGTCTTCCGGAGGAAGACTGATGGGCTTATATTGCATGTAGAGTAGGCAAGTGCCGCCTTGCTTTGTTTCCAAAGTAGGTTTGCACAAGCCTCTCCCCAAACCGTGCTTACACCTCTCGATGTACACGGCTTTCCATTTACACTATTACGAATGATGAATTTTCCTATGACATTCCTTACATACCACAAGAGTTTTGCGCTTTCGCGCAATCATCGCCATTTCCCATTGCTCTTTGCCTTTGAGATTCTTCATTTTATTAATGTGATGAATCTCAAATTTGATTCCTTCGCCTTCTACGCCACACAATTCACACTTACAGGCTTTAAGCCGCGCTTCAAGGGAGTTCCTTGTTGCGAAATGTATGTGATTCTTTACAGTATCCACACTCTGCAAGTCATAGATTTTACCCTTTTTGAAGTCGGAGTACTTCGCAATCATCATGCGCTTTTTCTCTTTCTTCGTTTCGTAGGGTATACCCCACGATTTGCCACACTTGAACATCTTCTTGATTTTGGATATTCTTGTTTTGTGTTTCTTGGCAAGCGTTTTCAGGCAACTGTATTCCATCAGGTAGATGAAATAGTTCAGCTTCGAAAAATTACTGGCAATGCTGTAGTAGTTACAGATTCCCCGTGTTTGCGAGTTGTAGGTATCTACAATTTCCAGGTCAGACAGGCCCGCCATAGCATTTCTTTGCCACGGTATGAGCTTGCCATCATCGCCCTGGATTACTATTTGGCGGTCATACATAAATTTCTCAATCCTATCGAATGGAACAAGTAATTCCACTGAATTGTTGAGCGTTCGCTGTACAACGCCATTTGCTTTTCGCTTGGATTCCTGACATCTGCGCACTCTAATGTCATATCCAAGGAAATGCGCCTTTTCGGAACTGTGCGTGATTTTTGTCTTTTCATCACTCAGTTCCAACTTTAGCTCTGCCGCTACATATTTCGTTAATTCCCCCTTTATTCTTTCCGCATCCTCACGGTTTCCGCTGACGCCAATAATGAAGTCGTCCGCGTATCGAACAAAAGAAAGCTTCTTGTCAGTCGGGTCTTTGTACGGTAGTTTGCGCTTTTCCACTTCCAGTTTATGAATCTGCTTTAGCAATTCCTTCTTTTCCGCTTCATCTGTACATGCTCCGTACTGTTTCCGCAACTTGCCAATTTCTCTGTTCTTTTTGCCGTATGCCGGAGTATATGCGTGTTCGGCTGGTGCGTTGAACTCCTTCTGCAAGGATTCTATTTTCATATCCAATTCATGCAAATAGATGTTTGCGAGTATTGGCGATAATATTCCACCTTGCGGAGTTCCGCTATACGTCTTATGGTATTCCCAGTTCTCCATGTAACCTGCCTTCAGGAACTTCCCAATGAGGTTGATGAACTTGCTATCTTTTATTTTTCGGGATAGCAAATTCAAGAGAACTGTGTGGTCGATGTTGTCAAAGCATCCCTTGATGTCACCCTCAATAAACCATCTGGTGCTTCGGAAGGTTTTGCTCATTTCTATCAGCGCCGTATGACAGCTTCTATCAGGTCTGAATCCGTGCGAATGGGCACTGAACACAGGCTCATAGATTGCCTCAAGAATTTGCCTTATTGCATCCTGTACCAATTTATCTCGGAATGACGGAATGCCCAACGGACGCATTTTGCCGTTGCGCTTTGGTATATAAACCCGTTTAACTGCTTTGGGTTCATAGGACAGGTTTTTCAGTTCGTCAATGATTTGATTGACATACTCCCGCCCGAATCCATCAGCGGTATCGTGGTCTATTCCCTCGGTTCCTGCGCCTTTGTTCGCATACAGATTTTTGTATGCCTGCATATAAATATCTTCTCGCAAAAGATACCTATATATCCTTGTGTAGATACCATCGGAATGTTGTTTGGAATTTTCGTACATTCGTTCTAAAATTTCAGATGTTGGCTTCATTGAGGTTTCTCCTCCCTTTCATCTTGCCTTTTAGAATCGCATAAACTGCATCCCTTCGCCATGTAGGAGTCATTATCTCCCTCAGACTACTACGGATGCTCCGTACCCATGGGCGGTATTCAAGCTCAAATAGCTATAGCCTTTCGGCATCCACCTTTAGGGTATCCCCAGTTAGCGCCATTGCTTGGTATATTCGGATTGTCGGTTTCGCTTTAGACCCTTTAACACAGGTTCTCCTGCTCGTGCCGTGACACTTGCAATCATGCTGCCTTTGAAGGATGTAAAGACAGCCGGTCACGGAATGGGTAACAGGCTAATTTCCCAATTCCCCTTGGAAATGGACACTCAGGTCTCACGTTCAGTAGATAACTTAAACCTCATATCCGATTGTTGTGGCGGTTCAGTCGTACCCTTTAGCCTTTGGGTAACTTACCGCTTTCCTGTCGTGCTATGTTCCCGTATCAGCTTTCGCATTGCGGTAAGACAGGTCAACTCACCCATGATTGTGGGTGGTAGTACCAAACACTACTATCAATGACGCCCGTCTGGGCGCACGCCTTCTTCCAGCACGGCCACCTTGTGGGCGTTGCCAGATCCGCCATAAGCCGTCATCCAGTTCTCCCTGATCTTCTGGGGATCCTTCAGTACGCCCGGATGCTCCAGGACTCCCGAGGGCTGCGCCCCGTTCTTGAAGAAGGCCGCGCCATACTTGTCCACGGCAAGGACCGTGCCCAGGGCGTTCTTCATCATGGCAATCGGAGAAAAGCCGACCAGCCCATTAAAGCCGAGGCCCGGGATGTGCAGGATCTCATCCCTCTGGAAGAGGATGTCCTGCCCGTGCTCGCCCGGCTTCTCATCCGTATAAGCATGGTAGGTATAGTAGATGTCCCCGCTTTCAAGTCGGTCCACTTCCACATACTCAGGGAGCAGAGGATAAAGGCCCAGCACCCCGTTCTTCCCTTCCCTCACGATCTGCGCATAGAAGTTCCCCCAGAGCAGTAGATGCGTCATCGCAGTCTCCCAGAAAGAGTAGCTGGACATCTCAGGGTTGGCCTGCCTGTACAGAATCTTATACAGGGGATGGTCTCTCGCCTTCTCCTTCCCAGCATTCTCATCGGTCATCCGATAAAGGTGTAGAGGCAGTTGAGCGACAGAATCTGCCAGAAGCCTTACGCAGGCATACACCGTCACGATCTCCATGGCAGTCTTCTCATCTACCTTCTCTCCGGAAAGGCTCCTGCCAAAGAAGAACGTCTGCCCGGAGTCCCGGACATTGTTCTGGACGTCAGGCAGGGTTTCTTTTTCCAGGAGGAGGGAGGAAAGCTCCTCTACCCGTCTTTCAAGAGCCCTCTGTCTCTTCTTGCCCAAAGGGCATCACCTCCTTTTACTCCAAAAGCCCTTCCTCACGGAGCTTTCCGATCATCTCATCGTGTACCGCGATGATCTTTTCGAGCCGTTCACTGTCTTCCTGGAGCCGCTCCTTAGCCTCATCTGTCAAAGTGGTAAAGTCCTCATATGCTCCGTTGATCAGAGCGGTAAGGACCATGCGCATGGTGACGAAATTCAGGGCTGTATCTCCGAGAGTCTTTGCCGCAACATCGGATGCCGCAATCTTTCCAGCTACTAATTTCTTGATATCCATCTCAGCATTCCTCCTCTTGATCTTTTGCTTCTGCGAGAGCCCGGCCACAGGCAGCAAGGCAGACACTGTAAATAGCATCCCTGTCTTCTTTCTTGATCACATCAGAAAGAACCAGTTCCCTCATCGTCTCCAGGAACTCCCGCTTCTCTGCCATCGTAAGATTCATCAAGCACCTCCCTTTTTGAGTTGGATCGCTCCCACATTTATGATATGGGTTTCAATGCAAAGGAGTTTTTTTATTGAAAACATATATTTATTTTATCGACGGTTATAAGCTTCAGATATCTGAGGGAGATGTATTAATCACTATCCATCCCAGATCTGACACGTACCAGGTCGTTCACACTATTGAAGATGAAGGAAACGGGCTATGTATTCCTTCACTTCTAGATAGCCTTGATGGAGCGAAATGGTTTCTTTTTCAAAAAGCACCAAATGAAACATATCCAGTAACAGCAATTCTTAAAATTGTAAACGAATGAAAGACTGGCCTGCCTTTACGGCAGGTCGCCTTCTTCTTTTGCGATCTCGTTCAGCCGTTTTACGAAATACTGAGCTAGGTCCGACGCCTGGAACCACCCATCAGCTACTCCATATCCAGCTTGTTTTATCCCCTTGATCAGTGATCTCTGTGATAAAATAAGAGAGTCCTCGAGAGTCTCGGCCTTGATTTTCACATATGCCCTTTTGATTAGGTCTTCGACCTCTACACTCAGGTTTCTTCCAATCCTTCTTATATTATCCTTTTCGCACTTCTT